TCAGGTTTGACCGCAGACCAGTCCGGACGCGTAAATACGCCAACCGGCAACATCGGTGTCTCGCTCCGCTTCGGTACCCCCATTATAGATCGAAGTGAAACCTGTACCGGTGATCTGGTTTAGAATTGCCGATAAAGCATCAACTATCTTTTCAGGTCCGTACCAGCGATATGCCTCGAAGGCGCCGGGAAAATTATTCATGAGTCGCATATAATGATCAGCGAGTTCCCGACGATCATCCATCAGGGCGATAAGAGCCGGAACGGCTGGCTTTCCCAACGCTTCAATCTTATCAAAGATTGCCTGCTGCTTTTTCTGCCGATCCACATCATTCGGTGAAATGGCTGCAAGTTGTTGAATAAGGTTCTGGACCTTAGCGTAGTCGGGCAAGGTATCATCGGGCGCCCAGTCCGCCACGATCTTATTCTGCCTGGCAATTTCGGTCCGTACGAGGGCAATGCCGGCCTGATCGGCGGCTCGTAAAGCACCACTCCTGCCTCGACTAAAATAATACCTCTGCTCTCCCTCCCCATCAGATCGCAAAAGAAACAGCAGATTATTTTTGCCAATAGCGGCAGCTATGGCGTCGGCCGATGGCTCAGTATTTTTTTCCAGGTACACACGAACAGTAAGAGGCGCCGGCGGTGCACTCCCTTTGATCCATTCAACACCATTTACCGGCAGGGTGAGATAATCATGTTGAATGGAGAGAATTCGCGCAGGGTCTCCGCCAAGCTGGCCAATAACAATGGCAGGTGATCCCGCAACCAGCATTGCCAAGTCATTGCTCGATGGTGCTTTTGGACATATTGTCTTTTTTGGCGCCGGCATCTGCGGTGCTGGCTCAGGGATAAAAGCGGCTGCAACAGAATTGGGTGCCTGGCTATCAGAGGGATGCGCCGAGCATCCCATCAAAACAAGGCCCCAAATGGCAATAGAGAAGCGCATATTCCCCCACATCCGGTAACGGTCTCATGGCGCAGTCGACTTGGCAACTATAAATCCAAACTCAACACTGCGCCATAGCCATAAACCTGCGACTTTTGCGCGATTTCCACTCGTACATCCGCACCAAATCCCGCCGGAAAATCCGCCACCCGCTCAGCATACAGCCATTCCGGCGTACTCACCTCAACCTCCCGCACCAGGTCATTGCCATCCCACACCTGCACGCGATAAAGCTCATAGTCCTCACACAGGGGCGGCTCGGCTTCCCAGCTATCCCCGCCATAACGCGGCGACCGCAGCCAACTGACCGTATCGCCCGACACCCGCCCGAAGACCGGCGCGCGTGGGCGCAGTGCCAGACCCGTCCAGGTCGCCGTCACATCCATTGCTCCCGCCGCCGCGCCGCCGAAGCCGGTCCGGCCCGCGCGCCACAGCCGCGACAGGCCAAGTTCCTCCAGCGCCATCTCCGCCCGCACAAAGCCCGGCGGCAGGCTCACCACCTCCGCCCCCGCGCTCATCCCCGCCAGCAGGGCCTGCTCGGTGCCCCACTGCCCACGGATCAGCCCGCTCAGCCGATACTGATCAACGCCCAAAACCGCCGCTGTCAAATACTGGACGATCTCCCATTCGCCATTATCCGCCTGCACGCACAGACAGTTCTCCCCGGCCAGCACCTCTTCCAGGCTGCGGCTCACGGGCGCGGCGCCTTCGAGATAGATATCCAGCACCGCCCCCTCATGCAGATAATGCGCCCGCTGCACCGGCAAGGCCGCCACCACCCGCCCGACAGACACCGCTTCGTTCACCCGGCCGCGCAGGCGCAAGCTGGCCACGCTCGCCCCGGCATAGACATCAGCCCCCGCCCACGGATCGGCGGAAGGCACCAGCACCGGCCGCGCATTCGCCTCGTCGGTGCCGAAACACGGCAGTTCCAGCAGCCGGAAGCCGGTCATGATCGACCCCGCCACCACCGCGCTGACCGATCCCGCCACAGACGGATCAGCGCTGACGAACGCCCGCATTTCCGGCTCCGGCTCAAGCGTGACGGTTGGCGTCTCACCCTGATCGATATGGCTCAGGCGATAGTTCACCGCGCCAAAAGCCACGCCATCGCCGGTTTCCAGTTCCAGCAGGCGCAAGGGATCGATGTCGAGCGTCAGGGTCTGGCTCACACCCAGCAAAGCCAGCAGCGCATAGGCGGCATAATCCATGCCCTGCGCTGCGCTCAAGACCAGCGGCAGATCAAGGGATGCCTGCGAAGCGCCCGCCTCATCGCCGCGCACCGTTACCGCCAATAACTGGTAATCACGATCGACATCATAACAGCGCAGGGTCAGGCTGGCCGGCGGCGCCACCAGATCACGCCGCGCCATCACCGGATTCTGGTCATTATAGGCCAGTTCGCCGGCCAGCAGCGTGGCATCCACCCCATGCGCCGAGCCGATCAACTTCAGGCCCTCCCCGCGTTCTGCCACGCTCAGTCCCAGATAACTCAGCACCGGCGACAAGGCATCCCCCGCCGTCATCGGCTGCTCGATGACATAGCCGTCGATCGTACCCGCCACCTCATCCAGATCGAGCGATGTCACCCCCGCCTGACCGGCGATATCTGCGATCAGATTTCGCGCCTCCCCCACGCCCACTCGCCCATTCAGCCAGTGGCCGGTACGCCAGTTGGCCGTATCGCCCCACACATCATCGCGTTGCGGAAAATAGGGATAGGGCCTTGCATCCCAGCACCACACCGCCATACCGGCCAGCATCGGCCCGCCATAGACCGTGCTGACCGGATTATGCGCCGCATAATGCTGCATATAGGCGCCAAGATACGCCCGCTGCGCCCTGTCATCACGCGCCCCGCTTGAGAACGGCGGCACGGCGCTTTCCGAACTTTTCGGATCGAGAAACAGGTTCGGCGCGTTCGGCCCCTTGTCGATGGCGCCGCAGCCGATTTCGATAAAACGGACCGGCTTGGATTGCGGCACCCATGCGGTTGCCGATGCCGATCTGACGCCATTCGGCCGATCATGATGGGCATTCGACCACCAGCTAACCAGATCTTTCGGCCGGTAGATCCACGGTTCGCCATAGGCGCCATCGCTGATCGTCGAACGCATCTGCGCCGCACGGTCGGCCTCGTTGGCATAGTACCAGTCGAAGCCCTCGCCGGCGGTGATCCGCCCTTGCAGATAGGCGTCATCATAGATCGAGGTCGCCAACGTCCGGTCGAGATGATCATCGCCGTCGCGCCAGTCGGTCAGCGGCGCGTACCAGTCGATGCCGATAAAATCGATATTGGTGTCCGCCCACAGCGGATCGAGATGGAAGCTGACATGACCGCTGCCATCGGCCGGCTGATGACCGAAATATTCCGACCAGTCGGCGCCGTAACCGATCTGTGCGTCGGGCAAAATGCCGCGCACCTCTGCCGCCAGAGCCCGCAGGGCGCCGACCATCGGATAGGTGTTGGTGGCGCTGCGCAGGGTCGTCAGACCGCGCAGTTCGGAGCCCAGCACAATGCCGTCCACCCCGCCGGCTGCCGCACCGAGACTGGCGCAGTGCTTGACGAAACGCCGAAAACCCCACGCGCCATCCATGAAGGTACTGATCGCCGTAGCCGCACTGGCGGTCATGTCGGCGGCCGAAGTAATCCGCCCGCGCCACGGATAGCCGGCGCAATCCATTAGGATGAACGGGATCAGGGTCACCGCATAACCGCGCGCCTTCAGTTCGCGAATGGCCGCGATCACCACGTCATCTGAAGGCGTGCCGCCATAGGCCGGGCGGCCATCTATCTGGCTGACGACATGCGCGTCCGCCCGCGCCGCGCCATCGACCGACCAAACCAATGGCGCCGTTACCTTCTCCGCCACCTCGACGCCCGGCCGGATCGTGCAGGTGGCGGCATCGAGGCTGGAACCAAACCAGCTCACCACCAGATTGACGGTTGTCACATTGGGCAATTGCGCCTGCAACTGATCGAGTGACACGATGAAATCCGTGCGGCCGTCACCCGTATGCTGGGTTTCGTAACTGGCGCGCGTCATGCCGCTCAAAACGGCGTTGGGTTCTGTCGCATAGATAAATTCCCCCGCACCGGGGATCAGGCACACGCCCTCGATCAGGGTTTCCAGATCGGCGTATTCGCCCTTCGGACGCCGGAAAACCTCGACCGAAAGATTGGGCGGGCGATTGCCGAACTGGGTGATATCGAGATCCTCGAATACCAGATAGGCCAGGCCGCGATAGGCCGGCGCCGTGCCTTCCACCGCCTCGATCAACGCATCCGGTGTTTGCGTTTCCTCGCCGCGATAGAGCCGATACGCGATCACCGACTGATCGAGCAGTTGCCCGTCCGCCCAGATACGGCCAATGCCATCGATCGGCCCTGCGCAAAGCCCGACCGCAAACGACAGCGAATAGCTGAAACTCTCCGTCTTGCCAGACGTCTTGCTGGCGCGGGTGGTCGAACGGTTCTCTTTCAGCCGCGCCGCCCATATGATGGTGCCCGCTACCCGCGCTCGGCCATAGACCTGTTTGACCGGATCACCCTGCGCGCTCCCGGTCAGTTGCAGACCTGTCAGCCGCGCCCCGACCTGCCGCGTGGGCCCCAGGCTGTTCACCACCGTGCGGTCAATCGCCGAACCGATCTGCGCCCCAATCCAGCCCCCGACCGGCCCGCCCAGGGCCGTCCCCACCGCACTCAGAACCACCTGCGCCAAATCTCAAATCCTTTCCAAACGTCTCCTCCCCTGCGTAGCGGGGGAGGTGGCCGGCGTAGTCCGGCCGGAGGGGGCCACTTCAGGATACCGGAACGCCCCCACAACACATTTCCGCCAGAACGGCCCCAGCCAACTCTCCACCACCGCACGCCCCCAATAGGCATGAATGATCTTCGCCGCCGGATCGCCAACCCCCTCGCCCACGCTCAGGATCGCCGCATGCTTGGCCACCGCGCCGGGCTTCATCCGAAACACCAACACATCCCCGACCCGCGCCTCATCCACCGGCTCAAAATGCGCCGACAACCCCGCGATCAGCCGGTCTTCCCCGCCCACTTCCGCCCAATCCGGACTATAGGCCGGCAAGGTGCACGGCTCTTCACCATAAACCGCCCGCCACACCCCGCGCACCAGGCCGATACAGTCACAGCCCACACCTTTCAGGCTGGCCTGATGCTGATAGGGCGTGCCGATCCAGGACCGCGCCTCAGCGACGATCATCTGCCGGCGCCCTGCCGGCGCGAACCGCCATCCATCACGTCGCCACTGCGCGGATAGACTGTCAGAAAATCCTCGCCCGGCAGATCGGGGAAACCACGAAAATTCAGCACATTATCGAATATGTTCAGGCAGGTGCTGTAGCGTTTGTCGCAACTGGTTGCCGCCAAAGCGCCCGTCAGTCCACAACGCGTATCGCCCAGGGCGGCATCGCACAGAAAACCAAACCGCCGTCCGATCACGCGATCGAGCTGGGCCGCCGGTCCTTCGACATGGGCGATGAACGATCCGCCCTCAGCCATGCCCCCGCGACATTCCAGCCGCGCCAATGTGCCGGCGCCGGTCAGCACATAGTCCGACGGCGTCGACCAGTCTACCGTATAGACCCGCACCTTAGCCGCGTCATAAAGTCCGGCGGCGATGTCGTCCGCGCTGATGGCATCCGACGAAATCACGCCGGAAATCGCCGCGCTGCCCGCTCCACCGATATCGGTATTCGCCGCCCCCGCCGTCAGGCCCGACTGCGCCTGGCAGGTGACGCCCAAAAAGACCAGCACGCGATCATGATCAGTAAAGCCGAGCGTGACGCCATCGCCACGCTCGATCAGCCACACCTGGCAAAACTTCGCTGCCCCCTGCGCCAGCGCAGAGGCCATAGTCTCAGAAATTATCCGCATACTTACCTTTCTCCTCCCTTGCGAGCCTCTTGGCGAAGCGGGGGAGGTGGCGGGCGAAGTCCCGCCGGAGGGGGCCTCTGCCCTAAACCCGTATCTCGATCAGCGACACCGCTGTTAGCCGCCCGGCATCGATACCTTCCAGGGTCAGATCAATCCGCTCGGAATCAAACCGCACCGGCGTATCGAATTCAAACCCGGCCGTGACCGCCCGGCCCGCCGCCGGCGCGCTGGCCAGAGTCACGATGCCCGCAGTCTCATCGACCGCAAACCCGACCTCGACACCATCCACAGCCACCTTCACCGTGCCGCTCACCGGCTTGGTAATATCGCGCACCACGCTTCCGTAAGCCTTCACCAGTTGAAACGCCGTCGTCACGCCGTCGCCAGTCCCGATTACCTGATCCGTCGCCGATACCGCCGCATTCAGCGCGCAGCTTTTGAAATCGGCGAAATCCTTGAAGCGGAAACCATAAAGCCGCCCTTCCCGCGCCTCGAAGAAGCCGAGCAATTCCGCCGCATCAACCAGCGACCTGACACCCGCCCCGATCAGATAGCGCCGCCGCCCCAGCGCCCACGGACTGATCCGCCGCTCATAGCCCGAAGCCAGCGACACGATCTCGGTCTTGCGCTCTATCCCGGAACCCGACCCAAAGGCCAGCCGCACCGGAAACCGCACCTCATGAAATCCGCTCATATCAAATCTCCCCCTCTAGGAGGGGGAGGTGGCGCGCAGCGCCGGAGGGGGTAAAAACCGCCATCACCTCACCCCCATCCGCGCCGCCCGCTGCAAAGCCGTCGCCACCTGCGCCTCGGACCGCACCAAACCTTGCACCCCACCCGAAACCATGACAGTCACATTGACATTGGGTGACGAACCACCGCTGTCGACCGTGCCCGAAACCGCCGGCCGGAAGACCTCTGGCCCACGCTCACCGACGACGTAACTGCCCCCCGCCCCGACAAACCCACCGTCAGCGCGCGCACCGGAAAACGACGAACTCGCCACCGAAAACACCTGCGATAATACGCTCGCCAGCCCGCTCGAAGACGACGACACCCCCGCCGCCGAATTGACCGCTGCCAGAACCGCCGACGCCAGTTCCTTCAGGCTGATCTTGCCGTCCGAAGCCGCCCGTGCCAATGACCGCGACAGGCTTTCGCCGGCCTTTGAAAACGCCTGGTCGATGGCATCAGCCGTCTCCACCGCCGAGGCTTCCAGCGCCTTCAGACTGGCTCCCGCCTCACCGGCCTGACTACCAAATGGATCACTCATCCGGAAACTCCCGCATCAAATCCTCCAGAGCCTGCCGGCTCAAAACCGCCATTTCCGGCGCCGCAGTCAGCATCTGCCATTCGCGCCAGCTTAAGTGCCAGAAGGCTTCCGGCGCCAGACGCAAGCCCAGGACGCCATGCCGAAACAACGCTTGCCATATTGATCCTCCCCTGCGAGCCTCTTGGCGCAGCGGGAACCTTCGTTCCGAGGAAGGTGTTGCGGCGTAAGTCCGCGACGGAGGGGGCAAATCTTCCGCCCTACCCATTCATCGCCTCGAATGCCTTGACCACCGCGGCGATGGCTTCGGCAAACCCGATCCCCTCTGGCAGCTCATCCATCGCTAATGCGCGCAAAACCACCATCAGATCCGTCGCCCCCAGCACCTTCAATCGCTCGCCCAGGGCCTCGAATCCGGAAATCCCGAAGTGCCCTTCCAGCGCCGCCAGCGCGCCGAGCGTCACGCATAAGCGCACCTCAGCCCCACCCAACGAGACCAGCACTTCGCCGCGCGCGGCATTATAGAGCGGCAAAGCTGACCTCCCCCGCCGAAGCCAGGGTCAGGGCGAAACTGGCCTCTCCATCATGCTGCCCGGCATATTCAAGCGCGGCGATCAGGAACGGTCCCTCGAACTGACCGAAGTCCGGCACGATCACCTGCCAATCCGCCTGGCTTTGCGCGAAAAACGCCTCGCGCATCAGCGCATCCGAGGCCGCATCCCGAAAGACGCCAGAACCGGAAACCGAAAGCGACCGCACCCCCGCCCCGGCCAGCAGTTCACGCCAGCCGCCGGAGCCGGAATCGGTGACATCCACCGTCTTCGCGTTGAGCGACACCGTCCGCGCCCGCAGTCCCGCCACAGTCACAAAGGTTGCACCATCAGAAATCTTGAGCAGCATGTCCCTGCCCTTTTGCACAGCCATCACGGCCTCCTTTCTTATACCTCCCCGACTCGTCGGGGAGGGGGACCGCGCCGCCCTTGCGGCGTGGTGGTGGGGTTTCTTCTCCTCCCCTGCGCGCGGGGGAGGTGGCGCGCGCAGTCGCGCCGGAGGGGGCCAGCCTAGTCTGCCTCAGTCACCGCTCTCACCCTGACCAGCGCATAGGTCGTCCGCTGGTCGGCCGAGCGAAACACATCGACATATGTCACCCGCAGACTGACCAGCCCGGCCACTTCCAGCGATGCACCATCGAGCAAAACCCGCAGTTCCGCGGCCATCGCCTTGACCTCTTCCGATCCGTCGAACCGCGACACACACATCAGGTTCAGTGCCTGTTCGGTCACCTCGGCATCCACCCCGCCGATCGATTGCGCCGACACCCGCCCGAAGCTGACATAAGGGTACAAAACCCCCGTCGGCGGTTGGTCATAAACCCGCGCAGGGCTCCCCAGCCAGACGGCCAATGACGCCTGCGCGCGCAGATAGGCCAGCAACCCCGCCTGCAAATCAAGAAGCGCGCTCATGCGTGAACCCTTTCCAGCCGCACGCGCACAGAACCGTCCGTGCCCTCATCGAAACTGACGATCCGCCAGTCGAATCCCTTGAGACTGAGCCGACCGCCCCGCGCCATTCCGGCCACCGAACGGCAGATAAAATCCGCCCCCTGCACCACGGAGGCATCGCCCTCCGCCGTGCTTTCCGCAGCCGGCGTATCGGGCCGAAAATCGCCCCAGATAGTCGCGCCCGGCGCCAGCGAAAACGATCGGCCGCCATAGGCGCTTTCCACCTCGGTCACGGCATAGAACCGCGCCGGCGTCTGTAAGTCGGCAATCTTCACAGCCTCACCTCACGGTAGGGCGAAAGCCAGGCTTCCAGCGCCTCCAGGTCCATCGCCGCCTCACCGCGGTTCTGGTAAGCCTGCGCCACCAGATAGAGCAGGCAGAGCCGCAACGGCGGTGGCGACGCCTCATCGAGTCCTACGCCGGCCTCGCCCTCCAGCCGCGTTTTGGCCGCCGCGATCAGGGTCGTGATCAGCGTGTCCTCGGCATCATGCGACACGCGTAAAAAGAGCTTGGCCTCGTCCAGCGAGACAGGATCAGCCATTTGATTTTCCTTAGGTAATTTGATCAGGCTTAAAGCCTAAACCGGCTCGAAACACCGGGGATTATTTCCCCCTTCCCTGTACCTCCCCGGCTCTGCCGGGGAGGGGGACCGTCCGGCGAAGCTTCTTTAGCGAAGCCGGATGGTGGTGGGGGTTCTTCCTTACTGATCCTCCCCTGCTTGCGGGGGAGGTGTCGCGGCGTAAGTCCGCGACGGAGGGGGCACTAGGAAGCTGCAACCTTCAAAAGTTTAATCGCATCAAAATTCTGCACCCCGCCGCCGACGCGCTTGGTGGTGTAGAACAGCACATAGGGCTTGGCCGAATAGGGATCTCGCAGCACCGAAATGCCGGCACGGTCAACGATCAGATATCCCTTGGCGAAGTCCCCAAAGGCCACCGAAAAGGCATTGGCCGCCACATCCGGCATGTCCTCTATCTCCTGCACCGGGTAGCCGAGCAACAGCGGCAGGCTGCCCGCGGTCATCGCCGGCTGCCAGATATAGTTGCCTTCAGCATCCTTGAACTTGCGGATCTTGGCAGCCGTGCGGCGGTTCATGACGAAGCTGGCGCCGGGGCGATACTGCGCCTTCGGGGCATAGATCAGGTCGATCAGCGCATCGGTCGGGTTGGTGGTGGCGAAATCGCTGGCCGCACCCGTGGCGACATAGCCAATCTGGCCCCAGGTGGCCGAGGCATTGGCCGCCGTGGTATAGCTGAGGAAGCCCTTGGGCTTGGCCGAACCGTCACCGCTGACAAAGGCCGTGGTTTCCTGGGCGGCGAAGCTGTCCTCGATCTCGGAAGCCAGCCATTCATCGAGATTGATATAGGCGTCATCCAGCAGGTCTTGCGTCGCCGAAGGCGAGGCATAGAGATCGCCGGCCGCGAAGGTGATCAGATCGAGCGTCGCCGGATTGGTTTCCGGGCGCGCGGCGGTTTCCGCCACCCAGCCTGAGGTGACCGATGCGGTCGTGACCGGCTTCCTGAAGGTCGCCGCACTGACCTGGCGCACCGTGGCCAGCGAACGGAAGGGCGAGACCTGAGCCAGGCGGCGGTCGATAAAGGTTTCCGTTTCGGTTGGCGCCAAAACGCCCGAACCGCTGGCCGACGAAATACCGGCCTTGAGTTCAATGCCCATACGGCCTGAGCGCAGATACCCGTTCCAGGCGGCCTTGGCCTCGTCCGGCTGGACCAGACGCCCCTCCTCGATCACCGGGCGCGACTTCTGGCTCATCAGACGCTGCAAACGCCCTTCAGCCGATTGCAGGGCGCTTTCGATGCGCTCCAGCTTGTCTTCCAGCAGGCCATCGCCACGCTTGGTTTCGATGGCGCTGAGGCGCTCGTCATTGGCCGCCTTGAAGGCTTCGAAATTGGCCAGCACCTCATGCAGGGCCGCACGCACCTCCGGCGAGGCCGCGGCCTGTTTCACTTCTTTCATCCATTTTCTCCAGTTGAAAATCGCTGCGCCGAGGCACAGCTTTCTTGTACCTCCCCAACTCGCTTGGGGAGGGGGACCGTCCGGCGTAGCCTCTTGGCGAAGCCGGATGGTGGTGGGGTTTCTTCTAATTCTCCTCCCCTGTAGCGAAGCGTACGGGGGAGGTGTCGAGCAAGCGGAGCGCGTCGAGACGGAGGGGGCCACTTGTCACCCTCGATGCCCCCTCCGTCAGAGACACCAGCCCTCTGGGCTTCGCGCTGCCACCTCCCCCGCTCCGCAGGGGAGGAGAAATCAAGCCGCCACACTTTCCTCACGCATCGACGTGATCCGGGCGCTCGGCAGCATGGGGAAGGTGACGATGGAAATTTCCCACAACTCCACACTCGTCAGCACCCGCAAACTGCCTGAATCCTTGCGGCTCTTCACCGCGCGGAAACCGATGCTCAAACCATCCACCACACCTGCCTTCACCAACGAACCAACCATTCGCGCCTCGGCATTCAGATCGAGTATCCGACCGCGCACAAATAAGCCGATGGCATCTTCACGCAGCTCGTCCCATACCCCCACCGGCGACTTGACCTGATGCTGGTAAAGCATCCGCACACCCTTCGGCCCCGTGCTCATAAGCGTGTCACGAAAGGCGCCCGCCACCACCACATCGTCATTCAGGTCGCGCAGGCCAAAGCGCGAGGCATAGCCTTCAATATACAGGGTCATGAATATTCCCTATCAAGCTTGGTTTCGATCCGGTCGAGCGTAGCGCGTTGTGCGAACGCCTGTTCTTCCAGCCGCGCCAGCCGTTCATTGACGCCGGCCTGCTGTTCAAGCCTTTGTTCCATCATGTCGAGCCTGGCCCCGGCTCTGCCCACCCACAGCAGGACAAATGCCGTCTGTATAACAATCGTAATAACCGCCGCGACCGGCACCGCCTGCCAGAAGTTCATGCCGCCACCTCCCCCGGAATCTCAGAAAGCCCCGCCAGATGCCGCCGCTCCGCATCGGTCAGGAAGCTCGCCGCCTCCAGCCTGGCCCACAGCGCGTCACGCTCGGCCGAAAGCGCCGGCAGCGCCTCAACATCATTGACGATCCGCGTGCCCGGAAACCTGACCTCCAGCCAGGCGCTCAAACTGCGCGTCGTCTTCTCCGCCAGCGGCAGCACCGCATTGCGCCAGAAGGCGGCATTGGCCTCCTTGTAATTGGCGTAGGAATTGTCGCCCGGAATACCCAGCAATTGCGCCGGCACCCCGAAGGCCAAAGCGATCTCGCGCGCCGCGGCGTTTTTGCCCTGGATGAAGTCCATGTCCGCCGGCGTCAGCGACATCGGCTTCCAGTCCAGCCCGCCTTCCAATAGCAGCGGCCGCCCGGCATTATCCTGACCGGAATAGGTATCGCTCAACTGTTCCTTCAGCCGCGCAAACTGATCCTCGGTCAGCCGTTCCGAAGCCTTCGAGCCATAAACCAATGCCCCCGAAGGTCGCGCCGCATTATCGAGCAAGGCCTTGTTCCACGCGCCCGACGCATTATGCACATCGATCGAAAACGCCGCGGCTTCCAGCGGCGACAGACCGTACCAGTCATCGAGCGGATGCCATAGCTTGAGATGCAGCACCTTCAACCAGCCCTCGCCGTCACGACCGATCAGCGCCTTGCCACTGCCGGTGCTGTATTCATAGGCGTCCGGCCAGCCGCCGGCACCCGCCACCACCTTCATTCGGTCGGGCCGCAGGCTCCACAGTTCCGCCGGCGCATCGCCATCGAGAAACGCCGCCTCGACGTAAGCATTGCCCGCGGTCTGCAAACCGCCATAGACCGCCTCGCGCAGATCCGCCCCGCCCTGCTCCGGATTCGGCCGGTCAATCAGCCTTTGCAGCGGATGATCCGGCGCGCGCCGCCCTTCAAATTCCACCCGCAGCGGCACCGACGCACAGGCCTCGGCGATCATCCGCACGCAGCGATAGGCAATCGCATTTTTGGCAAAGCCTTCGCTGGCCAGAGCCTGATAATTGCGCGGAGTCCATACCGGCCGCCCCACCACATTCATGGCGATCACCGATCCCGCCGCCGATTGCTTCTGCTCACGCCTGAAAAGGCCACTCAGTTTCTCAAACATCAAAAATTCCTTTTTCCTCCTCCCCTGCAAAGCGGGGGAGGTGTCGCGGCTTGTCCGCGACGGAGGGGGCTTCTTCTCTAAACCCGCCGCAATCTCGGCTCCGCCCGCCCGTTCACCAGCAGCACCCCCAATGCCCACACGAGGGCATCCGCGCGATCCGGGCTTTTGGCCGGGCTCTTCCCCAGTTCCCCACTTCCCAGGGCCATCAGTTCCTCATCCAGCGCCGCAAACCGGCCACCGTTGGCAGGGCAATGGCTCACCCGTCCCTGCTCATACAAGGCTGCCACCGGTTCGGCCCGCGTCCGCTTGCCAGACCGCGCGTGAACCAGCTCGATCGGCGCATCACAGCCCGACATGGCCAGCAGCGACCGCACCATCTCGCCGCCCTGGTTGGCTTCGGCGATCACCCGTTGCACGCCATGTTCGGCCACAACTGACGCCACCTTTTGCGCCCAGCCGAGCGGCGAAAACCCGCTGACCGTGGCATCCTCAAGCACATATCCGCGCTCGCCAAGCCTGCCCGCCACCACAATCCCGCAGGCATCGCCGCCGGCTGTGGCGGACGGATCGACCGCCACCACCACCAGATCGAACCGTTCCGGACGGGCCCCATAGCAGCGCGCCAGGTCATCAGCACGCCACAGGGCGCGGTTGTCGTCATCGACGACCAGCCCGTCCAGTTCCTGCGCCGCCAGCCGCGTGCCGCCATAAAGCCCGTGCAGTCCCTCAAGAAAGGCCGGCGCCAGGTTCTCGGCATTGTCCTTCGTCGCCGCCCGCGTAATCGCCACGCCCGGCTCCGCCATCAGACTGCGCAAGGCCCTGATCGGTTTCGGTGTCGTGGTGAGGCACAGCCGCGGCGCATCGCCCAACCGCAAACCCATCCGCAACATGGCGAGCGTCTCGGCCGGGTGCCGCCAGGCGCAGAACTCATCCGCCCAGGCATAGTGAAACTGCGGCCCGCGCAAACTTTCCGGGTCTTCGGCGGAAAAGGCATAGGCCACTCCGCCATCGGGCCAGCGCAGCCGCTTGCGCGACACTTCGTAGCTCGGCCGATTGCCCTTCTTGGCGATCGATTTAAGCCCCGAAGGCCCCTCGATCATAACCTCGCGGACATCATGCAGACTGGCCCCGATCAGCGCACATCGCACTCCGCGTCCGGCCAGCGCCGCCAGCCATTCGGCCCCCGCGCGTGTCTTACCGGCGCCGCGCCCACCGAGAAACAGCCAGCTATGCCAGTCCCCCGTCGGCGCCTTCTGATGGTCGTTCGCCCAGAACCCCCAGGTCTTCCCGTCGTTCACCGGGCTGTCGGGATGCCACACCCACGCGCGAATTTCGTCGTCTGTGAGCGAGGTCAATAAGTTTGCGCTCAAGTTCGACCCGCCAGGCATGGTCACTGGTATCGTCAT